ATCTAAGGCTTTGTTAACTTTTTTACCTACTCCGCTTAAGTCATCAATACAATCAACTGTTAAGTAAGGAATATTATATGCTTGGCATTCTTTAATAAGTATCTCTCTGTGTTTGGCAATTACAACAATCCAATTAATATCTTCATAGTCGGGTATTGAGTCGGCTACTTTCTTAATCATTCCACTCCGGAATAAAGGTGTAAATATATTTAGTTTCATTCGTATATCCATTGTTGAGTTTCTATTGTCCACATCGAATAACATGGGTGAGCAGAAATATGACCTGTAAAGTCAAAGCACTTCATATCTTCGCCATTAACATAACCTATCCAACCTTCAGCATCATGCCTATTAAACACAGGGGGTGCTAACATTTTACGAACGTGAGATAATGAAGTCCACCAGAATGTACCGCCAAAAAAAGGACTACCTCTGTGTTCAACTGAATGATGTGATGGTCGCATCCAATGTTGACCAACTGCATCAAAGCCCTCATTTAGTTTTTGTACTGCTATTTGCCATTGACCAACGTTGTAATAAGTCATTGATCTTCGCCATGATTGATTAGGTTGTTCAGGACGTGATGAGCCTTTAGAGTGAGCATATAAAACATATCCGTCATTATCTTGGGCAAATTCATACATAGGTATTTGAGTAACCTGCTCCCAACCTGTATCGGATGTTGCTATCACATCAAAATTAATACGTTCGTTAATTAGGTATTGAATAACGGCTGTACGGTTATGGTCTGCCCCAACTATTCCAATACGGAACGCTGCAAGGTTATCAATAAGCCCCCATTTACGTAGGGCTTTAATATGTTCGCTAACTGGTTCTAACCATTGACCGTCTGCGTATATGTGGTAATAGTGGTAGAGTTTATTTGAATCGCTCATAAAGTTCTTTACGTTTATCAGTTAGCAAATTTAATGAATATTTTTTAGTATCTAAAGTTAATTGTGCAGCCGTATCTTTTACTAAGTTAGGATTACTTAGAATGTATTTTGACCATTCGTAAAAGTTTCCCCAAGTCAAATCAAAGCTATTCTTTTTAGTCATTAAAGAACTATAAGGGTTAACATTGTGACCCATAAATGCACATCCTTTATGCCCTGCTTCAATCATTTTTAACTCTGATTTGCAATTATTAAAATCATTGTCTATTAAAGGCGCAACTAAAATATCCATTTCATCGTAAACCTTTGCAAATTCATATACCGGCAAAGCACCCACTCTACGGTATGGTTTACTAATACCACTAGGGAACTTATATTTAACCAATCGCAAACAATACTCACGCTCAACAGGTAAAAGTGTTTTAAGGTTATCGGTTAGCATTCGTTCATATCCAATATAAACCGACTCTTCGCTTTTAATAGCGTTCCAACCTGTTAAGATAACTTGGCAATTACGGTTAAAGTCTGCATCGTATAAAGCAGTTTGCACGTCTTTATGAATAGACATAACGTCGGGTATGTGAGTTGTGCCTTGCGTAAATCCGTATCTAATCCGTTTAGAGTTTACGTGGTTGTTTTGCCACACGCTATCATCCGTATCAATACCATTTTCAATAACATAAACTTCTTTATTGTGTTCTTTAATCTTACCGGCTAATATTTCAGTTGTGCAAATAACAAAGTGAGCTGCTTTAATTGAATCAATAATTAGTTGAGGTTTATTAGTTTCTTTATAATGTTCGTATAACAAATGGTCTTCGGGCAAAATCCAATAGTCATCAAGATCTAAACCAAATCTAATGCCTAACTTATTAAGGGCTTCAATAATTCCGTTGCTATTATCTATTTCACGACAAAACAAAACTAAGTCAATAGTTTTTAAAAAGTCATCAGGATAAATGTCATTAGGTTTAGAATGCACTATTTCAAAGTCTGGGTTTAAACGTGCTAAAACTTCATGAGGTTTATCCTCCCTTATCTTCAAACGTATGGTGTTTTAAGTTTAGTTCTTTCATTCTATGTAAACGGTATCTATTAGCATCTATTATCAATTCGTTACCACATGATGAGCAAACGTAACCGTTATTAATTACTTTGTAAGCTGCTATTATTTCTGCCATAATGCCCTCGCATCCTCTAGGGATAAATAGTTCTTTACTATAAATCTCAAAAAACTGAGAGTGTTTAACTAACACATCCATTGCTTCGTCTCTGGTCATCTTAATCTATTAAATATTAAACAAATAGTCATTGATAGTAAAGAGGTAACTCCTGCTATAATTATACAAAACGGTTCGTTATAAGAGTAAATAAGAGCCATCCAAAAGGATAAACACTTTACGCAACTGAATGGGTATAAATGTTTAAAGCCCGTTGCTATTAAAATACGTTGTGGTATTGTTGAAAGTTCAGCAAACCAAAACGCAAAGAGGGCTATGTATAAATAATTAACCATTGATAATATATTTTAGTTTACTTTTTAAAATCTCTTGGTATTCCCTACAACTTTTATAAATGGCACATCTTTTTATTCCAATGTATTGCGAAAAACGACCAGCGTTTTTAAATGATTTAATAGCTTCAAAGCCTGCAATGTTATTGTTAGAATGGTTATAAACCCTCGCCCGGTATCTTATTTCCATTCTATCGCTATCGCTATCTTTAGCTATTATTTTCTTTGCAGCTTCAAAAACTATATCCGCTGTCGGGTCGTAGTCTTTAGATATTTGATTGATGTAAGTCCTATCAAAATCAAAAGCATCTATGTTTTGTAAAGTATTAGCGTATTCCATTAAGTTAGAAGTTGAGCCGTCTGTATGTTGTTTAAATGTATTTCTCTTTAACCAAATATTCCTAATTGTTTTAATAACAAATGGGCTTAGGTAACCATCATTGTATGCCTTAACAAAACGGTCATCTTTGGTTTCACAAATAGCTAAGATAGTTTCTTGGTATAAGTCTTCTGCTATGTGTGTACGTGGTGACGCTAATTTGTGGCAGTATTTCAAAAAACTGTCGTTAGATATTATAACCTCGATTACCTTTTGGTGTGTCATCGGTTTCAAATATACTACTTTATTTTAACTTACAAATAATTATTTTAAACTAATATATCTAAAATTACTACCATAGTCATTATTGAAAGAATTTAACAACAATCCATTTTTGTATATTTTTAAGTTACTAGGGTCTGAGCCGCAAGTTGAGCATGAATTAGAAAAGAACCTGTATCTTATAGAATCGGTTGTTAACACTCTAGTAATTGTAATTGAACTATAAGTTTGATATACTGAATCTGGAGTATATGCCATTGGTTTATAATGCCAATTTATATACAAATAACCTATTGACGAGGGGTCAAAGTTAAAAGTAATAGTATTACTAGTAACTGTATTTGTTGGCACGTTAACAACTTGTGGTGTTGACTGAGGTGCAGGTGTTGGTTGTGTTTTGCTCTTATTACAAGATATTAATAAGGCTGTCGAAAGTATTAAAATTGTTTTTTTCATGTTGTAAATTTAGGTTTTTATTTTATATTATAAGTTATTTTAATTAATTGTAACCAAGTATATTTAACATCCCCTACCCAAACATCCACATCCTTAGTAGGCAGTGAATGTGTTTTAAGGTAGTTTTTAATTATTTGGTAGGCTAATTGTGGGGTCATATCTAAAATGGATCTATTTCGTTTTTACCGTTGTTTGTAATTATATCAAGTGGGCTTGTTAAAAAGTTATCATTTTGTTGAAGTTCTTTTGGTTTATTAGATTGAATCCAACTATCATTATTTGGCATTCCTTTGTAATATCTACCGTTTGTTTTATCCCAAGCTAATTGGCAGCATCCAGTTTGTCCCCAATGTTTAAACTTTACCTTTTGGATATAAACCTCAGTAGTAAAGTTTTCATAATCCCTGTAAACTGTTATTCCATTTGCAGCCTTATTGTAAAAGTTAGCAGAACCACTTATGGAATAAAGGTTTGGTATCTCAAATTTTCCACTTGCTTTGTCTTTTTGTATCTTAGTTGGGTGAGCAACTAAAAAGCAATGTACGCTATTCTTTTCACAAAATGTAACTATTTTATCTAATTGTTCAGAAATATATTTAGTTTCGTTTGTACTGTAATTGTGTTCTAACTTATTCCAAGCGTCAATCACAAAAGCCTTAACTCCTTTTTTACGGACTAGACTTTTAACGGCTGTTAAAATATTGTCAAGTGTAAAGTTTTCTGCAGGATTAACAAAGTAAAAAACGTCTTTTAAATATTCTATTGTAGTTGTAAGATCTAAAGGTGACATTCTATTTTGCCCGTCAAATGGTTTGCCTATAATCTTTTCAGCTAACTTACTAAAGTGTAATTGTAATGGGTGGTTTTCTGGTGAGTATAAAGCAAACTTCCAATCGTGTGAAATGTTTAAACGGCACATCAAAAAGTCTAAAAACTCACTTTTACCATGACCGGGTATTCCTGTAATTACTGTTAAGTAACCCGGCTGAAACTTTAAAAACATATCAAACTCATGCATCCCAATACCAAAGCCACTTGGTAAACCATTATTGTAATAGTCCCATATTGAATCTTGAATATCAATAGCATTAAAAACCCCCTCGATTGGGTATTCTTTTGCAGCTTCAATAGATTCAGTTACCCCAATAATTCCGTATTTAATTAGGCAGTCGTTGGCATCTTTACAATCTTTAAAGGTAATGGTACTGCAATTTTCGTAACCTAAACGTCTGGCTAATTCATCCTTTAATCGGTTACCTACCTTGTCATTGTCAAGTGCCAATAAGAATTTACAATCCTCTACAAAATAATCAATACAATTATCTAGGTAGTCCATGTTAATTTTGCCTTTATCGTTGCAGCCGTTTGGAACTGATATAACGTTTTTAAAACCACTTTGAGCCATTGCTAAAACATCCATTTCGCCCTCAACAATTATTATAACATTGTTGTTAATTGTGGCATCTAGGTTGTAAAAAATCATTTCGCCATCTTTGAA